TTTTTCGTCAAGACGTTCTGGGACGTCATCATCAAGGAAGAGCCGGTGTATAACTGGCACATCCCTTTCCTTTGTGATGAGTTGCAGAAGCTCTCCGTGTCTATCGTGAAGCGACAGCCAAAGCCCTACGACCTGATTATCAACATTCCCCCAGGCACCACGAAGAGTACCATTGTCACCGTGATGTGGCCTGTATGGCTGTGGACGCAAGACCCCTCTATCCGGATCATCACAAACTCCTATTCCTCTGCGCTCTCGATAGACCACGCCACGAAGTCGAAGGATATCATCGAGAGCGACAAGTTCCGCAAGCTGTTCCCCGAAATAGTAATACGTCGTGACAAGAGTGGCAAGCAGAACTATGAGAACACAGAGACCGGCTACCGCTATTCCACCTCCACGGGAGCGACCATTACCGGCTTTCATGCCCATGTAATCATTAATGACGACCCTGTAAACCCGAAACAGGCAGAGAGCGAGCAGATGCGTCAGACAGCCAACGAGCACACGAAGACGCTCAGCTCGCGTAAGGTGGACAAGGCCAATACGCCAGTTGTCACTATCATGCAGCGTTTGCATGAGGATGATGTGACGGGTTATCTGTTGAAGAAGAAGGGAGAGAACATCCGGCATATCTGTTTGCCTGCGGAAGAATCGGAGAACGTGCTCCCATCTGAGTTGCGCCAATACTATGTCGATGGTCTGCTTGACCCCGTCCGTCTTTCCCGTTCGGTTCTCGATGAGGCCAGGACCGACTTAGGCAGCCGTGGATATGCCGGTCAGTATGACCAACGTCCGGCGGCGGCAGGTGGTAACATTATCAAGGAAGGCTGGTTCCGACACATATCACTGTCGGAGTTCCGTGCCCTTCATTACCACGAGCCCATCCATTTTTTCCTTGACACGGCCTACAACAAAAAGCAGAAAGGCAGGGACAACGACCCCAGTGGTATTCTTGGAGCCTGCAAGATACGCAATAATATCTACATCACCTGCGCACAGAAGGTGTACAAGGAGTTCCCCGACCTCATCCGTTTCCTGCCCGACTTCATGGTAGCGAACGATGCCGACGAGGAGAGCACGCTGAGGATAGAGCCGAAGGCCAACGGTATCTCGGTATGTCAGCAGCTGCGGGAAACGAGTACGCTGAACGTGACCTTCACCCCGTCGCCCACAGACGCAAAGGACACCCGCCTTTACGCCGTGGCCCCTAAGATAGAGTGCGGGAGGGTGTATCTGGTGGACGGTGACTGGAACGAGGAGTTCATTGACGAGGTGTGCGGTTTCCCCTCGAAGACCCACGACGAGTATGTGGACATCCTCGGCTACGCCATCAACTTCTTTACAGAGGACACCTTTGTCGTGCCGGAATACATTGATTCGCTCATAGCCATATAATAACTCAAACAAGATAGCATCATGTCGATATTCAACACCATCGCGAACCTGTTCAACGCCACGGTAGGGCGGAACCAGGAATTTGAGCAGCTCATCGTTGCCAAGGACATCGGCCGCGTCATCAGCCTGATGGATAACCACCATCAGGAAGCCGACGAGGCCTTGAAGGAGTACAACCCCAAGACCCATGTCATCATGGAGCGTAAGGACAAGATACTGAAAGACCTCACAGGCAAGAGGAAGGGAACGCTGGCACGCTGGAAGCTGCCCGTGGGCTATCCTGTGTACATCAACGAGATGTCGCTGGTATTCATTTTCGGTCAGCCGGTGAAGTGGGTTCAGCTGAGCGACGACACTGACGACGGCTTCAAGGCATTCAGTGACCTGCTGACACGTATGCACATCAACTCGAAGATTCGCCAGTGCAAGCGTCTGGCAGGCAGCGAGACGGAGAGCGCAATGCTGTTCCGTGTTTTCCGCAACAACGAAGGCCAGGCCGACTGTCAGATACGCGTCCTCGCCCGCTCGAAGGGTGACGAGATATACACCCGCTGGGATGTATATGAGAACCTCATCACCTTTGCCTGGGGCCATTACTCGAAAGACTTGACAGGAAAGACCACCTACCATGTGGATATCTTCACCGACAAGACCATCTATCACTGCCAGCGCGGATCGTTCGGATGGGAGGTTGAGGAAGAGGACAATCCGATAGGCAAGATTCCCGTTATCTACTTCCGCCAGAAGAAAGAGTGGGAAGGCGTTGAAGACCTCATCAACCGTGAGGAGTACATTGCTTCGCGCAGGGCAGACACCAACGACTACTTCAGCGACCCCTATCTCGTGATCAAGGCTGCATTGCTGAAGTCGATGCCAAACAAGGATGTGGAGAACAAGACGCTCGTGGCCAGCGACAACGTGGATGATGTGAGCAAGCTGGCCGGGTTCCTGACGTGGGACGGTCAGAACGAGAGCAAGAAAGATGAGATAGAATGGCTGAAACACCATATCCTGACGAAGACGTTCACGCCCGATGTTGACTGGAGCCAGATGAAAGGCCTGTCGGCTATGTCGGGCAAGGCACTGAAGCAGATGATGCTGCTTGCAGACATCAAGGCCACGAAGCACAAGGAGCTGTACGATGAGCTGCTTGACCGCATCGGGAGCTTAGTCATCAGTATCATGGCCAACGTGCTCTACATCAACCGCAGCGAGCTGAAGCTGGAGGAGCTGAAGGTGCAGGCCACCTACCGTGAACCCTTCGGAGAGGATGTTGCCGAAGTGATCAAGAACATCAACGACTCGATAGAAGGCGGCACGATGTCGGAGGAGAGCGGTATTGAGCAGAACCCGCTGGTGAAGGACAAGCAGCTGGAGAAAGCCCGTGTGATGAAGCAGCGCGAGCAGGCGGCCCGTGAGCAGCGCGACCTCTTTGCAGGAACACAAGAGAAGGCCGACGTGTATGGAGATGTGGAATAAGCGATGAGCAAGAACGACGGCAAGAGGAAAGAGCGCAAGGCGGTCATCGAGAAATATCTTGGTGGCCTCTTTGCACGTACGGAGGGCTATGCCCGCAACGTGAGCAGGTATTACACCGCTGCCGTCGAAGCCTTGTTGGATCTTGCCGCCACGGCCGACATGAAGCCTGATGAAGTGTTCCATTTCAGCGACCACAAGCGGATGTCCGTGAAGGCGACGAATATCCTGCGCGGACTGTATTCTGCCGTCTATCAGGAAATCAGGCGGGGCGTGAGAGCCGAGTGGGAATACGCCAACCTGTCTGCCGATGCCATGATTACGTCTCTCTTTGGGAAAGGAGTGATGGAGGACAACCATTTTGCCCGTTGGTTTGCCCGCAACCAGGAAGCCATGGACTCGTTCTTCAGCCGGAAGGATTCCCACGGCGGTCTGAACCTCTCGCAGAAGGTGTGGAAATACACGGGGCAGCTGAAGGAAGAGATGGAGCTGGCGTTGAGTGCCAGTCTGGGTCAGGGTGACTCCGCCGCCACTGTGTCGCGCCATGTGCGCCAGTACCTTCGTGAGCCCGACCGGCTGTTCCGTCGTGTGCGCGATGCCCAGGGGAACCTGAAGCTGAGCAAGCGGGCCGCCGCCTACCATCCTGGGAGAGGTGAGTACCGCAGCAGCTACAAGAACGCGATGAGGCTGACGCGTACTGAGACAAACATGGCCTATAGGGCTGCCGACTGCGACCGCTGGAGCCGCATCCCGTTTGTGGTGGGCATGGAGGTGAAGCGGAGCAATCATCCCTTCGGGTGTGATGTGTGCGAGGCGCTGAAGGGGAAGTACCCGAAGGACTTTGTGTTCACGGGGTGGCATCCTCAGTGCCGGTGCTACATTGTACCTGTGCTGGCGAGCGAAGAGGAGAGGATGGCTTACCACAGGGCTGTACTCAACGGTGAGGATGTCTCAGACTTCCATTTCAAGGGGGAGATTACCGAGCCGCATGATGGGTTCCAGAAGTGGATGAAGGAGAATCAGGAGCGGATTGAGGGGGCGCGGAGGCTGCCTTACTGGATGAGGGATAACGGGAAGTATGTGAGTGCGAAGCAGACATCAGGCATCAGAACTAATGAGAATACAGTTCCATACGATGGTACTCCAGATAAAAAGGGACAGTTTGTAGAGGTAAGTCATGATTCTATGATGGCGAATCTACAAGAGCTGAGCGAAAACTATACTCACGAAGAAGCATACGTCAGACTTGCCAACGGAAAAGTGTATTACAAACGAGGCGATGAAAAAGGAGTTAACTTTGACGAAGAAGAGCGAGCTATGTTTGTTAATGGAGATTTGTTTCATAACCATAAAAATGAAACACTATCTCCAGTCGACATATCTTTTGCTATTAACAATAAAATGAAATCTATTGTGGCGGTGACTGGTGATACCAATTACGAGGCACTTATCACATCTGAGACAATAGCTATGAGTAAAGGTGAAATACTTAAATTATACAAACAGTGTGGGGACGAAATAGAAAAGAAAATGCAAGGAATGAATAGTGTAGAATACACGAATGCTTTACTGAATTTTCAACATCTCAACATAGAGGCACTTTCCCGAATTCTTAAAGTAGATTACAAACGGCATTCTATATGAAATCCCAAACGTATTCCCCAACCTGGTCTTTTTCTATTGAAGTATGGATTTGCTGTTGCGGGGCATTTGCGCCAGTTATCAAATCAGCAAATCTCGAAGGAATGCCATTTGGATACGCAGGGCATGTGCCTTTCTCTACACCATCAAAATGCTTGCATCTTGTACAGCAAGAGGGGCTGAAATGCCTAACAATAGGATTTCTATCAATATAGCTATTCTCTTTTGTAATCATGACCGCAAAGATAGATATTTATTTAATAACTTCCAAATAAAAACCAAAGAAAATGATTTACGGATATTTACGTGTGTCGTCCGACGAGCAGGACGTGAACAGCCAGAAGCAAGGCGTGGTGAAATTCGCAAAGGAGAGAGGATGGAAGATTGACGAGTTCATCACCGACCAAGGCGTTTCTGGCGGTAAAGACCCCGACAAGCGCAACCTCGGGCCACTGCTGAAGAAGCTACAGAAAGATGACATAGTGATTGCGGCTGAGATTAGCCGACTGGGACGTGACCTCTATATGGTGATGGATATTCTGCACTTCTGCATGAAGACGGGGTGCAAGATTTACACCGTGAAGGATAACTTCTCACTCGACGACAATATCCAGTCGAAGGTGCTGGCATTCGCTTTCGGCTTGGCTGCTGAAATCGAAAGGCAGATGATCCGCCAGCGTACCCGTGAAGGCTTGCGGCTGCGCATGAAGCTCGGTGTATTGCTTGGCAGGCCTATTGGTCAGCAGAGCAGTGAGGAAGTGCTGAAACTGACACCATACAAGGAGGACATTATCAGGGCATTGGAATGGGGTGCAAGCATCCGAGGCATTTCAAAGAAACTGGGTGTTGACCGCAACACCATTTCACGCAGCTTGCTGCGGTGGGGAGTGAACTGTGATGAGAAATCCTATCAGGACTTGGTGAAGAAAGAGCAAAAGTACAGAGAGGAAAACCGCAAGTGTTCATATAAGGACGAACCTTACTGCATCGTTGAACTGCCACGCGAAAGAGTGATTGAGCTTATCAAGCAGGACATGACGATTCCACAGATTCAGGAGCAGCTTTCATCGTTCACCTACGAGCAAGTGTATGACACCATTCTTTGCGATTCAGAGTACAACGCCCTGTATCGTCAGCACGGGCAATTGAAAGTAAAGAAAGGAAAGCATTGATGAAACACACAAACGAGCTCTACAAGGATTGGCTCGGAGCTTTCGCAACCATCGGAATGCCAGCCATCAGCCGCGACACGGCGGCACGCATCCTCGCAGTAACCTACGTTAATGGCAACAACGAGGCGTTTGTATACAACGAGAAATATCTTCATGACATTCACCACATCCAACAGATGTACCACGTCGATGGTGGCGAATCGCCCAACGCTGAATTGGTCGTACTCATTCAGCAATACGTGAATGAACTGGAGGCTTATCGAGACCAACACGCCAATGACCCCAACGAATGCGGTGCCGTATTCCAGAACAAAGCACCCGAATGGGCGCAAAAGTTATTCAAGGATAAATATGGAATAAAACTCATCAATTAATTGTCCCTGTGCTGGCGAGCGAGGAGGAGAGGATGGCTTACCACCGGGCAGTACTCAACGGTGAGGATGTTTCGGACTTTCATTTCAAAAAAGGGGGGGGATTACCGAGCCGCATGATGGGTTTCGGAAGTGGATGGGGGAGAATCAGGAGATGATTGAGGGTGCGAGGAGCCTACCTTACTTCATCAAGGATAATCATAAGTATGTGAAAGGTGCTGCGACGGAGCCGCAGTCTACGGTGGCTATGGGAGGAAAGGATGTT